AAGATAGGAACAGGGATAAACACAGGTCCATGTATTGTAGGAAATATGGGTAGTGAATCAAGATTTGATTATTCTGTAGTCGGAGATGCTGTAAATCTAGGTGCTAGATTAGAAGTTCAAACTAGAGAATATGATACTCCAATTCTAATTTCTTCTTATACTCACGAACATATATTAGATGATTTTGATTGCAAAAGATTAGATGAAATTAAAGTTAAAGGCAAAGACGAACCTGTGGAAATATTCGCTCCACTAATAGACGGCGAAGTTCGTAAACTTTATAAAGTATAAATAAAGGTGTGTTACTCAGATAGCACACTTGTTCAATTTAAAAACATAAGGAAAACCAATGAAATATAGTATATTATTCTTAATATTCTTAACTGTTAGTTGTGCTTCAACTCAAGGACAGCTTAGTTTAGAACAAAAAGAACAAATGAAAAAAGATACTATTGAAGTATGTCATGGTACTTCAAAAAGAAATTTAATTTGCCATCAAGCCTTGTAATCGCGGGTACACTTTTTATATAATATATCCTGTAATGAAGTTGAGACTTGATAAGTTGGTTGGTTGGTTGAAGTCGATAAACGAAACTGGAAATGCTGGGCCGCGGTCTGGTTGGGAAAGAGTGAACACAACTTCGCGTGGAGGCCTTACCACATTAAAAAAGCTGAGAGATGAAAATGGGTGTAAAAATCCATGAATAAATTTGACACCGCGGGTACACTTTTTATATAATATATACATAATGAAAAAAAGAGGTAAAAAAATATTATGAAAACTTTGATAAATTCAATTAATAAAATTGACAACATAAAAGATTTAAATGTTGTTATAGATGTGATTAGATCAAAACAAAAATCACTTAGAGCGTCAGTAGCTGCAGTAGCGAAAACACAATTCTCAGTTGGTGATACAGTTAATATCGATTCTAAAAAAGGGAATCTTGTTGGTGTTATCACAAAAATCAATAGAACAAGAGCGATTTGTGATATCAACGGATCATCTTACAATGTTCCATTTTCAATTATGAAGGTGGCATAAGGTTGATTAGATTAGAAAGAAAATCTCCACGAACAGGTAAAATAAATTCAATGGTTCTTGATACAACAAAAGAAGCGTTGGATTCTTACTATGCTGGAGAAGGCCTTATCCAAGTTATATTCCCACAACTCAATGAAAATGAGAGAGAATTTATTAAGTCTGGTTATACACCAGAAGATTGGGATGAAATTTTTCCAGCAGAGGATTTTGAATAATGACAAAAGATTTTAAAACATATCTTGAAAATGATGCACCAGAAGCAGAACTAGATGGAAAGTTTGTAAGTAAACTAAGAAGCAGACATGATTTTGTTCTTAAACTTATAGAAAGAAAAAGTACTACTAGAGGATATTATGTTTACAGATTTGTAGATAGACATAATAATAAGTATATAGCTTTTGATGGTAGAGACGGATTCTTTGTTGATAATCAAGAAGGTGATAAAAGACATTTAGTAGAAACTTATGAATGTTTTACTTGTAAAGCAACTATTATCAGACATGAGGTTGCAGAGTTTAAATATGGAAGTCCAGACAGTAAATTTAAGCAAAATGTTATAAATAGAATTAAACCAGGAAAATTAGTGTCTTGAACAAAAAAGAAATTAGAGTAGAGAAAAGAGATCCGGCTAAAAGGATTTTTTTTCTCAATAGAGCCGCTGAAAGAGCTCAAAACCCAGAATTCAAAAAGTTGTGGCTTAAGAAAAAAGAACAACTTTTGAAAATTTATAACAAATAATTGTTATAAATATAATATGTAAACGCCGAAAGGGTTTACTTTTTTTAACCTTGCTTACTAATAGGAGGAAACTTATATGAATAAGATAAGCATATGGGACGATTTCAGTCCCTTCACAATAGGATTCGGTTCAGTTTTTAATGAACTAGATAGAGTCCGATCATTACCACAATCTAATTATCCACCTTACAATATTCGTAGGGGAGCTACAGATGATACTTATATTATCGAATTAGCTGTTGCAGGATTTTCTGATGAAGATGTAGATGTTTCTGTTAAAGAAAACAATCTTACTGTATCAGGAGAACTTGGAGATAAGGATAACGGATTTGTTCATCAAGGTATCTCACAAAGAAAATTCACTAGGAACTTTGTTCTTGCTGATGATGTTGTGATAAAAGGTGCCGATCTTTCTAATGGAATACTTTCCATTTATGCAGAAAGAGTAGTTCCAGAAGAAAAGAAAGCTAGAACTATAGAGATTGGTAAGGTCTCAAAGTCAGATAAAAAACAATTTTTAGCTGAATAAAATAATTTCCGAACCTTGGGTGTCTTTTGTCTGGAGAGACAACAACTTTAACCGAGTTGGAAGTACAACAACTCAATGTGGGTAATACCACCGGAGGAAAAAAAACTTGACACCTGAGGATTCGGAGTTATAATAGATATATGTTTGAGAAATTTATGCGTTTATTTAAAAAAAATAAAGATGATGATCTTGAACTTGACTATATAAATTATACTGATTCATATTTGGAACAGTTAAAGAAAGAAAAAGAAAGAAATATTGAGGAAAATAATAATGAGTTTTTGGAATAAAATCGTTACTTTTTTAATCGGTGAACCAACCGGTGAAAGAGCGCGAGACTCAAAAGGCCGTTACAAGGCTGATGATAAAACAACCCCTAATGTTAATGAAGCTTACAAAGATGGTAGAAAACCCAAATCTAAAGCTAAGCCTAAAACTAAAACTAAAGCCAAAAGAGGCAGAGGCCGTCCTAAGGGTTCAAAAAATAAACCTAAAAAATAATGGGATTGCTGTATCAGAGAAGCCACGATGGAGTTAAAAAATGTACTTCGCAAGGTGTTGGTGGTCGTAGTAGAAAAATTAAAATAGCTATGTCAACCATGAATAAACATAAAAAGCGTTCACATAAAAGATATCGTGGCCAAGGCAGATAAAACCCTAAATACCTATTACCCACTTTTTGACGACGGATTATATTCCGAAGTTGTTCATGAAAGTGGAGAAAGGGCTATCAAGATTCTTAAAGGTGATTATAAAGGAGTTATATATCAGTATGGAAAAATTGAATTTATTCCTAGGGAAGAATCTGAACAACCTACAATTAATTTTGATAGAGCAGTTAGAAGTTGTCCTGATGAAATGTTAGATACAATTTCTACTGATGAAAATTTTAACCGACTTATGGGTGAAATACTCATAGAACTATTAGCCAACGAAGGCTTAAAGGAACTTGAACATGGAATACAGCAAGGAATTCAGACAAAGACTGACTAAAGAAATAACAAGTGATGAAGGTTGTGTACTTAAAGTATATGAAGATCATCTAGGTTATAAAACTGTAGGAATTGGACATTTGGTTAGACCAGAAGATGAAGAATGGCATTTAGATGTTGGTGATCCTATCACGCAAACTAGAGCTGATGAATTATTTTTTAAAGACATAAACATTGTGCTAAAAGAATGTGAAGATAATTTCCACAACAATTGGAGAGATTGGCCAGAGGAAGTTAAATTAATAATTGCAAATATGGCGTTTAATTTGGGGTTGCCTAGATTAACAAAATTTAAAAAGATGTTTGCAGCTCTGAACAAAGAGGATTATAAAACAGCATCAGAAGAAGGTTTAGATTCTAAATGGGCTAAACAAGTGTATAACAGAGCCAAAAGATTAATGAATAGGTTACGAGATATTGATGTAACTGATAAATTTGATTCAGATGGCAATTTAAAAACATAAGGAAAATTATATTATGAATGGCGATATGTCAAAAGTGCTAAGAGAAGCACTAATTATAAAGTATGAAGGTGAAATAGCTGAAGCTAAAGCTAATATCCAAGTGTATATGAACAATTCAGTAGGTATCGGAGAGCATCCAGATATTATAGCTGCTATTGATACTCAAATAGAGAAGATGGCACACGCAGAAGAAAAACTGTTAGCTGTCAAAAATCATTTTATACCCGAAAGAGTAATTTAGTGCATTTTTATACAAATGTACAGAAGTATAAAGACTTCATATTAGCGCGTGGAATCAAAAATGGTGAGCGATATATTAAGAGATTAAAATACGAACCTACACTATACATACCCACAAAAAAACATACAGCACACAAGTCTATACGAGGAGAAAATCTACAAGCTAAGAAATTTGGCTCGATTAATCATGCTCGTAATTGGAGTAAGAAATTTAAAGATACGAATATTGATATTCATGGACTTGATCAATGGGAATATACTTATATTAATGAAGTATTTCCTAGTGATATAGAATTTGATATTAAACAATTAAATGTTCTTAATATTGATATTGAGTGTGAATGTGAAAATGGTTTTCCCGAACCAACTGATGCTGATGAAAAAGTAAATGCAATCACAATGAAATTATTTGGACATGATACTATTCATGTTATTGGTACAGATAATTTTGAATTCAAAACTGATAATCCAAATATAAAATATTATAAGTGTCAACATGAATTAGAACTTTTAAAGACATTTATGAATGTTTGGGACGAATTACAACCAGATATTGTTACAGGGTGGAATGTTGAAACTTTTGATATCGCGTATCTTGTAAATAGAATTTGGAAATTATTTAATTGGGATACTGTTACACAATTATCTCCACACAAATTAGTTACATCTAGAGAATGGTTTTATATGGGTCAAAAGAAAATGGTCTCATATAATATATCAGGAGTTGCTATATTAGATTATCTACAGATGTATAAAAAGTTTACATACATTACTAGAGAAACATATAGACTAGATCACATTACAGAAGTTGAACTCGGTAAAAAGAAAATAGATTATTCTGAATTCGGAGCGATGCATCTATTCTACAGAAATGATTATCAGAAGTTTCTAGAATATAATGTTCGTGATACAGAACTTGTAGAAGAACTTGATGATAAATTAAAATTGATGGAACTAGTTATTACTATGGCATATAGTGCTAAATGTAATTATGAAGATGTGTTCGGTTCAGTTAGATATTGGGACTTATTAATTTATAATTTCTTAAAGAAAAAAGGAATGATACCACCACCCAAGAAAGGGAGCCAAGATTCTAGAATTGTTGGTGCGTATGTAAAAGAACCACAAATAGGACAACACAAATGGATTATGTCATTTGATTTAAATAGTCTATATCCACATTTGATTATGCAATACAATATGAGTCCGGATACTTATTTAAATAAAAGATTTAATCAAGAGATATCTGTTAAACAATTACTAGAAGGTGAAGTTGATATTACTTCATTAACAAATACTACAGTTACGCCAAATGGAGCTATGTTTAATATAGATAGGCAGGGTTTCTTACCAGAACTGTTAGAAGAAATGTATGATCAAAGAGTCTTATTTAAAAATAAGATGATACAGTATCAACAAGAAAAAGAAAAAACACCTAAAGAAGATATATCTAAACATAAACAATTAGATTATGCTATAACAGCTATGAACAATAATCAGATGGTTAGAAAGATTTCTCTTAACAGTTGTTATGGTGCATTAGGTAATCAATGGTTTAGATATTTTAATAGAGAGATTGCAGAAGGTATTACAACAGCTGGTCAATTAAGTATTAAATGGGTAGAGAACGCTGTTAATGATTACATGAATAAGTTGTTAGAGACTGATGATGATTATGTTGTTGCAATAGATACTGATTCAATTTATGTTACTTTTGAAAAATTAATTGAAAGAGTAAAACCAAATAATCCTGTTGATTTTTTAAATACAATTGCAACAGATAAAATAGAGCCTATGATAAATGAGTCTTATGAAGAACTAGCTTCATATATGAATGCTTATCAGAATAAGATGAACATGGGTAGAGAAGTAATTGCTGATAAAGGTATCTGGACAGCTAAGAAAAGATATATTCTTAATGTTCATGATTCAGAGGGTGTTAGATTCAAAACTCCAAAACTAAAAATGATGGGTATTGAAACAGCTAAATCATCTACTCCGATGTGGTGTAGAAAAAAACTTGAAGAAGGTTTGAAAGTTGTTATGAATAAAACTGAATCAGATGTATGGGCGTTTATTGAAGATTCGTGGAATGAATATAAAACATTACCAATAGAAGAAATATCATTCCCTAGAGGAGTTCAGAATGTTACGAATTATCATAACGCAGCATCAATTTATAAAAAAGGTACACCAATTCATGTAAGAGGATCACTTCTTTACAATAACTTGTTATATAAATACAATATAGACAAGAGATATCCTGTTATAACAAATGGCGAGAAGATAAAATTTTGTTATCTAAAGATGCCAAATGTGATTAACGAAAATGTAATAAGTTTTGTCAATGCACTCCCAAAAGAATTTGAGTTGGAAAATTATATAGATTATGATTTACAATTTAATAAATCTTTTGTTGAACCTTTGGGAGTGATATTAGACAAGATCGGTTGGACAACAGAACCTGTTTCCAACTTAGACAATTTTTTTGGGTGAGGAAAATGAATCCATTTATATACAAAGCAAAAGTATTAAGAATCGTTGACGGAGATACCTGTGATGTTATGCTTGATTTAGGCTTTAACTTTTTTCAAAAAGGTAGAGTTAGATTAGTGGGTATTGATACTCCAGAATCAAGAACTAGAGATTTAACAGAAAAAAAATATGGCTTAGCTGCAAAAGATTTTTTTGTAGATTGGGTTGAGAAATATCCACATATTTTAGTAGAGAGTTCAGAGAAAGGAAAATTTGGTAGAATTCTAGGGACATTATATGACCCTGATAAAAAAGAATGTTTTAATGATTTAATCATTGAAGCAAACCATGCAGTCCCATACAGTGGTCAATCTAAAGCTGATATTAGGGAAGCACATATGGAAAACCGAAAACGATTGACAGAATCA